AAAAACTAGAATTAGACAAAATTGTAGACAAATTATTTGAAGATTTAGTTCCTTCTGGATGGGCCAGAGTATTAAGAACTTTTATTTATAGTTCTGATTTTAAAAATATAATACAGTCACTGGCTAATGAAAGTTTATTAGATAGAAGATTTACTCCTCCTTTAAGAGATGTATTTAGAGCATTTAAAGAATGTCCTTATGATGATCTTAAAGTAGTTATAGTAGGTCAGGATCCATATCCAACTATCAATGTTGCTGATGGTATTGCTTTTAGTTGTAGTAAAACAATGAAGTTACAACCAAGTTTAAAGTTTATATTAGATGAGGTAAACAGAACTGTTTATAAAAGAGATTGTGTTAGCAATAATCCTGATTTAACCAGATGGTCTAATCAAGGTGTACTTATGCTTAACACAGCTCTTACAACTGAAATAGGTAAAATTGGTAAGCATTATGATATATGGAAGCCATTGTTAAATTATCTTTTTGATTATCTATCAAATTATAATAATGGATTGGTGTATATTTACATGGGAAAACAAGCAAGTACTTGGGCAGATAGTGTTAATGACAATTGTTATAAATTATTCTGTCCTCATCCTGCATCTGCTGTTTATAATAAATCTAATAAATGGGATTCAAAAGATGTATTTGTTACAACACAAAAAGTAGTGCTTGAAAATTATAAATACTTAATTCTTTGGTGATGGTGGAGATATTTAATAGACTGATTAAAGAAGACTTAATGCCTAATACATATTACATGTTGCATTGTCTAAAAGAAAAAGTTATACCAAACAAATTTGTCAATAAAGAGTTGGAAATCAGCAGACTAAAAGCTGGTGATTGGCTTACAGATGATTTGGTATTAACTGCAAAAAGTATTATATTTACAGAAGAAATCAACAGTTTCTTTAAAAAAACTAAGAAAAAAACTGTTAGCGCACTTATGGGAGAAGATTACATAACAATGATGTTAGAGTACTTGGAAATATTTCCAAATAGAAAACTTAATTCAGGTAAACCTGCTAGAGTAAATGTTAAAAACTTAGAAGGAGCATTCAAGTGGTTTTTTGAAACTTATGATTATAACTGGGAAACAATTTTAAATGCAACTGAAAAATACGTGTCTGAATATGAATTAAAAAGGTATGAGTATATGAGAAATTCACAATATTTTATCCGTAAACAAAACTTGGATAAATCCTTTGAGTCAGATCTGGCTACATATTGTGAACTGGTAGTATCTGGTGCAGATGAAGTTCCTACTTATTTTAGGGACAACATAGTGTGATCAATTTTTAAAATCCACATATGTCAAATTTATTTAATGGAGCAAGACCTTTACTACCTGTTAGTGAAAGGCAGTCCGTAGAAAAAGCTATCTATAAAATTAGAGCTAGGCGACAGGGTACATTAAAATCCCTAAAGAGTGCTTGGCCTAAATTTAATGATGCTTTTTGTGATGGTCTTGAATGGAGAACAATTACTGTGGTTGGTGCCAGACCCGGAACTGGTAAAACTTTATTTATGGAGCAGTTGATTAGTGATATTATTGCTAACAACAGTGACCAATATTTTAGAGTTTTAAAGTTTCAGATGGAGATGGTAGATGAAACCAGCGGTGTTAGAAAACTAAGTCTGATTACAAGTGCTGATTACAACACATTAATGAGTAAAGACGGAAAACTTGTAGATAAGAGAATCTATGATGAATGTGTTAGGTATTACCAAGGAATGCAAGCAATGGACAGGATTAATGTTGTCTATGATGCTTGTACAGTAGATGAGATGTGTGCTACTATACACTATGAAATGGATAAGTACAAAAATGAAGATGGTACTTTTAATAACATGTTAGTTGCTATAGATCACTCAGCTTTACTTAAAGTTGGTAAGGGACAGAAAGACAAATTTGAAATGCTTGGAAGCTTAGGTGAGGCTCTCACAATGATGAAAAAGAAATATCCTATAGCATTTGTTGTATTAAGTCAACTTAACAGAAACATAGATGATCCTAAGAGACAGGAAGAAGGTGTTTATGGTAATTATGTGTTAGATTCTGATATTTACGGGTCTGATGCTTTACTACAACATGCTGATGTGGTTATGGGTATTAATAAGCCTTCTGTAAGAAAGATTAGGTTATATGGTCCAGAAAAATTTATTATTCAGGATGAAGATATACTAGTATTTCATTTTCTTAAATCAAGAAATGGTACAACTAGAATTAGCTTCTTTAAACTTGATCGGACTACAATGAGGATTGTAGAAGTACCAACACCACCAACAGCAGTTAAACCAAAAATTTCAACAATATGAGTGTAACAACAGTAAGAAAAACAAGAGAGAAAGAATTCTATGTGAATCACATAGAAACTTTTAAGAAGATAGGGGAGTCTGATCCTACATTCTTGATTAAGACAGCCTTTTTTCAAAAAGGTAAGTATGGTAGACAAGTTCAATTTTTTGAATCTGAGTTGAATAAAGGTGAAGATTTGTACATTGAGTTTTATGACAATGTAACTGATCCTTCCGGAGCAATTTTAGATGTCAAACCATTTTATGAACACAGACAATTGTTTAGATATAGGTATAATCCTTTCTATTCAGAAGAGTATGATAAGAAAAGTGGTACATCTTCTACAGGTGCTGACTATTCTTTATTTACAGTTCCTTTACAAGAATTAGTAGCTGTTAATCCTGATGGAACCACATTAAGTTTTGGTCTGTTTGAGAAAAGACTTACTGAACTTGAAGAAAAGAAAAAAGCTGGTGATTTTGATATAGACCTACCAAGACTTCAAAAGTCTTTAGTTGATAACAATGATTTTCCAGATTTTACAGAAGGGTTGGTAACAAAACCTGCTAATACCATAGAAAGTATTAGCATGACTAACAAAGATCCTTTAATTAGTGAAATGACAATACAAGATTTTGCTGCAATCATGTGGAAAAAACCTGTAAGTAACAAACAATGGTTAAATGATTTAATTAGTAAATAATGAGTATAGTACTTCCAACTACAAAGGTAAAAGCTCAAAGAGCTAATCCTAAAAGATTGGTTATCTATTCAAAACCTAAAACAGGTAAAACTACTTGTTATGCTGGTCTTGAGAATAATTTAATCTTAGATTTAGAACATGGTGCAGATTTTATTGAAGCATTAAAAATTCCAATTACTAGTTTACAGGAATTATTAGATACTGGTAAAGCTATTAGAGAAGCTAATAAGCCTTATACTTATATCACTATAGATACTGTAACTGCATTGGAAGAAATGATTCATCCACTTGCAATAAAATTGTACAAAAGTACAAGTATGGGAAAGAATTTTGATGGAGATAATATAACAAGTTTACCAAACGGTGCTGGTTATTTATATATCCGCACTGCATTTTTCCAAGTGCTTGACTTTGTAGATACTCTTGCTGATCATGTAATTTTATCTGGACACATTAAGGATTAATTGTTAGTTCTTATAAAACCTCTTTAATTGCTGGAATATCCTAAAGACAAAATAACTACAATAGTCAAGAAATTAGACTATGAATGTTTGAAAATATTTTGTATCTTTATAGTGACCAAAAAATTCACTATATGAATGGGCAATCAGCAGCCAAGTCTCTAAGTTCACATGAATATGAGAAAGGTTCAACGACTATCAAAACCACTTTTTATAAAGACAAGGGAGTAGAGTACACTAGCAATAGTGGAAAAGGGAGGAATTTACATACAACTTTTATTTATGCTTTGCTAGAAAATAATACAAATAATATTAGGTATATAGGTAAAGCTAATAATGTACAACAAAGATTTAAGTTTCATTTATTAGATAAAGGAAAAACTCATAAAGCATGTTGGTTAAAATCAATTGATTATAATATAAGTTATATTATTTTAGATGAAGTTGATAAATCAGAATGGCAATTTTGGGAAATTTATTGGATAAATCAATGCAAAGTTTGGGGATTTAATTTAACAAATCAAACATTAGGTGGTGAAGGAGGTTTAGGAAAAAAACTATCTGAAGAACATAAACAAAAAATTTCAATTAAACTTAAAGGAAAAACAGTTAGTTCAGAAACTAAACAAAAACTTTCTAAAAGTATAAAAGGAAAAAAGCTTAGTGAAACCCATATAAGAAATTTATCTAAAAGTCATAAAGGATTAATTTATCCTAAAGGTAATTATGGTAAACATTGTAAAAGAAAAATAGGTCAATATAAAGAAGGAATTCTTATAAAAGTTTGGGATAGTTTAAAAGATGCATCAGAATTTTACAAAGTTCATTATGCATCAATATCTCACTGTTGTGCAGGAAGGAAAAAACAAATAAAAGGATATATTTGGAAGTATGTAGATTAAGATATAGTCTAATCCTGTTAGAAATAACAGGTAGAAATGAAACAAGTAGATGACAAAGGTGAAATGGTTATGGCAGCTAATATAGATTTGACAGGTAAAATCAAATCTTTAGTTTGTGCTAATGCAGATGCAATAGGCTACTTATATCGTAAAGGTTCTAAAACTATACTAAGTTTTAAAACAAATGATGAAGTAACATGTGGTGCAAGACCCGATCACTTGAGAAACAAAGAAATAGTAATTGCTGATTCTACTGATGGAACATTAAAAGTTTCTTGGGATGAAGTATATGTAAAATAAAAAAGTAAGTTTAACAATTAAAAAAGAAAAAAGATGGCTTTAAGTACAACTGATTTAGGAAAAGGCACAGGGGTGCCAAAAACAATTACACCAGGTAATCAAGTTTTAAAAATTAACTCTATTCACTTAGAAGATTTTTCATTTATTGAAGGTGCATATCACTTAATGTTGAATGTAGAAACTCCAGCTATTGATGATTTTGAAGGGTTTTTGATTGACAAAGATGATGAAAGTAAAGGTCATTATGCAGGTCAAATTGGTAGATTAAAAGCTAGTCAATATGCATTTGCTGATGGTGAAACAAAATCTGGTATTAAGATTCAAAGAGATAGATCAATTATGATTTTCTTAAAGAACTTAGCACATACATATGGTATTGATGAGTGGTTTATTGCTCAAGATAATAAATATGATACTATTGAAGAGTTTGTTAAAAACTTTAGTGCAAATGCTCCAATTAAAGATACATATCTTAACTGGTGTGTAGCTGGTAAAGAATATATGGGTAAAACTGGTTATACTAACTATGATTTATTTTTACCAAAAGGTGAAGGTAACAAATACTCTTACGGTACTATTGAAAGTGGTAAAGTTGTTGAGTATAATGAGACTAAACACCTTAAAAAGCTTGAAGTAACTGAGAAAAAAGAATTTGGTGAAGATGCTGATTTAGCTATACCAAGTAAGAATGCTGCTGACTTCAGCTTAGATTAAAAGTAATTAACTTTTCGGAAAGGGAGTCTCAGCGCTCCCTTTTTTATTCTAAACTAAATTGTTATGATTTCTACTAAAGCAATTATATATGATTTGAATCAGGTTCCTACAGAATGGGTATTTGAATTTTATCTTAATCTTCCAGAAAAACTCATTGGACAAGATGTTAAAATTAAATCAGTATTTTCTGCAGAGAAGACACCTTCCTTTTGTATATATTCAGATAAAATGAGTAAGTATAGGTTTAAGGATTTCTCTACTGGTAAATCTGGTGATACAATTGATTTTGTGTTACACTATTATAATCTAGAATCTAGAGGTATTGCTGTAAGAAAGATAATGGATGACTATTCAGAATACATTTCTAGGCATGACATTACTCCCAGAGAGTATGTGGCTGAAAGCAGGTATGAAGTTTCTGATTATGAAATAAGACACTGGAATAATCTTGATCAGGATTTCTGGATGAGCTATAAAATAGGTTCTAAACTATTAGATGAACATAATGTTCAACCACTGAAGTATTTTATACTTAGTAAAACAGATAATGATGGTGAGCTAAAAGAATTAAGATTTGAGAATAATTATACTTATGGTTATTTTAGAAAAGATGGTACTTTGTATAAGATCTATCAACCTAAAAATAAAAAAAGTAAATTTATTAAAGTCTCTGATTATATTCAAGGTTCTGAGCAGGTTAACTTTGATTGTAAGTATCTTATTCTTACTAAGTCTTTAAAAGATATCATGTCCTTTAAGACTCTTGGTATTGGTAATGCTGAAGCAATTGCTCCGGATAGTGAGAACACTGTTATTTCTGAAGGTATTATGAAAAAGTATATGCATAAGTATAGTAAGATCATAGTACTATTTGATAATGATGAGCCCGGACTTGAAGCTTCTAAAGCATATCAAAAGAGATACAGTTTTGATTACTTAATATTACCATTTGAGAAGGACATTTCAGATACAGTTAAAGCTAGAGGTGTTCAAGAAACAAGAAACATTGTGTTTAATCTAATAAAAAGTAAATTATGAGTGTGGATTTTTGGACATACAAAGGAAAAGTATTTGGAGAACTAGATATTCCTAATAATGCAATAGGTTTTATTTATTCTATGACAGCTATAATAGATGGTAAGTCTGTTGCTTACATAGGAAAGAAGAATTTCTATGCAAATATCAAGAGACCACTTGGTAAAAAAGCTTTAGCTGTGACTACTGATAAAAGGTTAAAGAAATATAAACTGGTTATTAGACCGGATTTTCTTAATTACTACAGTTCAAATGCAGTACTAAAGCAAGCACATAAGCAAGGTGTGACAATAAAAAGAGAAATACTTAAAATATGTTATTCAAGTATGGAGCTTACTTATCAAGAAACTAAACATCAATTTTGTATGGAAGTACTTGAAAAAGAACAGTTTCTGAATGGTAATATTCTAGGTAGATTTTATAAAGTAAAATAGCTATGAAAACACTTAAATGCATTTATAGGTATTTAGCTTTTATTGAGAAGCATGTAAAAAAATGTAGAGAGAACTCTCTATTTAGTAAAATGTAAAAAATAAACTGATGGAAAAATTCTTATTTGGAAAAGAAGAATGTAAGAATCTGATTGCAATGATTAAGTCACCTGATGAAAGTAACCATGAAATGGCAAAAACAATATTAGAATCCCTTGATATTGAAGATAATCTTCAGTGGGTTTTTATCATTATTGTATTTGCAGGTAAGTCTGAAAAATTTTGGATGCATAATAATTTCTATACAGATCTCACAAAAAGATTTGGTAGTTTTCTTCAAGCTTCCCTAGAGAACAGAGCAATGAGTTTAACACTCTTGAATACTGTTTTACCTAATGAAGTAAAGTTGAAATCTCCTTATGTAGAGTTATATTTTGAATTATATTTTCTAGAAATGAAAAAGAGTCTGAATCAGTATGGGTATGATTTTGTGAATGAAATCCAAATAAAAGCAAAAGATGAATAAAGTAGATTTACTAAGCAAGGCCAGTAAGGACCTTATGCTTAAAGAGCCCTATTATGGCTATTTTCTAATCCAGCTTAACAAGCATTGGAGAAATGACATTCCTACAGCAGGGGTCAGTAAGAATGGAATAAACTACCAGTTAGCAATTAATGAGGCTTTCTGGTGTGGTTTGACTGATTTACATAGATTAGGTTTGTTAAAACACGAACTATTACACATTGCATTTGGACACTTAACAGCTTATCATGCTTTTGCTGATAGAAAGATGGCCAATATTGCAATGGACATGGAGATTAACCAGTATATAGATAATACATGGTTACCTGGTGGTGATTACACAGCAGATGAATATAAAGCACTTAAAGATGCTGTCATGGCTGAGCATAAACTAGCAATAGATAATAATGCTACACCAGAAGAATTAAAAGAAATTGAAGCTAAGATACCTATGAGAGGTATAATGATTGATGATTATCATGAATTAAATCTGGATACAAAAGCAGGTACTAAGTATTATTATAAGAAGCTGAAGGAAGCTCAAGAAGAAAAAGAAAAGAATGGTACTTCTGGTTCTGATGCTATGGATCAATTGCTTGATGATATGGAGCAAGGTAATGGTCCTGGTGATGATCATAGTACATGGGATGAATTTGAAGGTATAGGTGAGACAGAACAGAAACTTATGGACCGTCAGATTCAGAGAATTCTTACTGAGGCTAAAGAACAAACTGAAAAGAAAAGAGGTTATGTTCCTGGTGAGATGTCTTCTCTTATTAAAATAGATCAAATTGTAAAACAAAAATTTGATTGGAGAGGTTATGTAAGAAGATTTACTGGTACAAGTACAAAAGTATTTACCAAGAAACTTCAGAGAAAGGAAAATAGAAGGTTTCCGGCATTTCCAGGTCTGAAAATTAAAATGCGTCAGCATATCTTATTAGCTATTGATACTTCAGGTTCAGTAAGTGATTCAGAGCTAAAAGAGTTTATGAATGAGATTCAACACATTTATAAAACAGGTGTTGACATTACAATTATCCAATGTGATACAAAAATCAACAGTATTGAGCCCTATAAAGGCAAGAATGATTTGAATATTGTTGGTAGAGGTGGTAGGGTCAAATGTGCCACCCTGTGCAGTGATGTGCAGTAAAAAATGCTGTAAATTGCGGGAAAATGCTTAGAGCTATTAATTACTAACTTATGATGGTAACATACATGAGGGCTAGACTAATTATCTAGATATAGTAAAAAGATTAATAGATTGCACAATCCGCAGCCAAGTTTCTTGTAAACATAAAATATTATTCTTATATTGGATGTATATATATACCACCATGAAAAGAAAGTATAATGTAAATGATAACTATTTTAATAAAATAGACAATGAAGAAAAAGCTTATTGGTTAGGTTTTTTATTAGCAGATGGGTGTATCCATGAAAGAGCAGGTCAAGATAGATTATCATTAGTAGTAAGTATTAAAGATAAAAATCATTTAGAAAAATTTAAAAAAAGTTTATCTTTTGAAGGACCTATAATTGATTATACTAAAAAGTCTGGCTTATTTATAGGTTTAGTACACTCATATGTTAGAATTACCTCTCAACTTTTAGTTAATGATTTAGCTAAAGTTGGGTGTATACCAAGAAAAACTTTAACCTTAGAGTTTCCAATCATAAATGATGATTTGATACATCATTTTATAAGAGGATACTTTGATGGAGATGGTGGTGTATTTATATCTAAAGAAAAACATTGGAGAAATAATAATATTTTTCCTGTTATTCACTTTAGATTTAATGGTACAAAAGCTTTCTTGAATATAGTAAATGATAAAATTAATTTATCAGGTAGACTTGTTCAAGCAAAAGGTAGTAAAATATATGAGTTAAGCTATAAAAGAAATAGAAAAGCAAAAATATTTTATGAATACCTGTATAAAGAGGCAACTATTTTCTTAGAAAGGAAAAAAGAAATCTTTAAAACACATTTACAAGAAAAAGGTTCAGAGACTATAATCAGCTAACTCAATAGAGTTAAAGGGATAGTCCAGTTATAAGTGAAAACTTATATGTTACTGACGGAATTTGATCCCGTCCTAGAGTATTATGATGCAAACATTAGAAAGTATACAAGTTTAGTATACTTTACTGATGGTGAGTGTTATACAAGTATAAAGCCAAAAGGCAAAATATTGTGGGTATTATCTGAAAGATCAGGCATGAATGATGGATTACCAGGCAAAGTTATCAAGTTAGAATTATAAATTATTAAAAAGAAAAGTTATGAGCCAAGTTCAATTAAATTTAGATGAGTTAAAAGATTTTGTAAAGTATATGGTTACTAATAACCAACATATACAAGCTAATGGTAAAGTTCCTGTAGCAGTGAATATAGAGGGTGATGCTGGTTTGGGTAAAACTTCATCAGTAAAACAATTAGCTTCAGAGCTTAACATGGATATGATCAGACTAAACTTAGCAGAGTTTGAGGAATTAGGTGACCTTGTAGGTTTTCCTGTAAAAGAATTTGAGATTTCAAATGCAGAAGGTAAGACTACCTGGATTAATGAGCATCAGATTGATGCAGCAATGAAGAAAGGTTACAAAGTAATCAATAAGAGAATGGCTCATGCTGCTCCTGAATGGATTCAAGGTAGAGGTGAAGGTGGTTTCTTAATCTTAGATGACTATACCAGAGCTGACCATAGATTTATGCAAGCTACCATGACTTTGATTGATGAGCAAGCTTATGCTTCTTGGAAATTACCAAAGAACTGGCATATTTTGTTAACTACTAATCCAGACAATGGTGATTATAATGTAACTTCTTTAGATGTTGCTCAGAAGACCAGATTTATTTCTACAGAAGTAAAATTTGATGTTAACATCTGGGCTAAGTGGGCAGAGAAAGCTAACATTGACAGTAGATGTATTAACTTCTTGTTGATGAATCCAGAATTAGTTTCTCAAAGAATTAATCCAAGGATGATTACTACTTTCTTTAACTCTATTAGTTCTATTCAAGATTTTTCTAAGAATTTACCAATTATTCAAATGATTGGTGAAGGTTCTGTTGGTAATGATTTTGCTTCTATGTTTACTATGTTTATTAATAATAAACTAGATAAAATTATTGGACCAAAAGATATCTTTGAGAAAGATGAGCAGTATGTGTTAAATACACTTAAAGCTGCTATAGGAACTGATGTTGATTTCCGAGCTGATTTATCTAGTGTAGTTGCAACAAGAATTGTCAACTATGGTTTAACTCATGCAGAGAAAAATCCTATAACTAAAGTAATGACTGATAGAATTATCAAATTAACTACTGATTGTGATTCTTTTACTGATGACTTGAGATATTATATCATCAAAGAATTAATCAATGGTAACAAGGTTAAATTTGCTCCATTGATGATGAATGCTAATGTAGTAAAGATGTCAGTAAAATAATCAGGACTATTCAGTTCCCTGTAAAAAAAGTTAACTTAATTATTAACCTGGATAGGGGTGGATTATTCCCCTATCCTTTTTATATTAAAAAAATGATTCCAAAAATTTATATTACAGTAGCTGGTGGTAGTTTAACCACTGAGCTAAAATATTTAGTTAATTCTCAAGATAAGTTATTTCATCTTACTGATATTGATTATACTCCTACAAAAGGAGATAAAATATGTTTATTACCTGGTGTTCAATTACCTAGAACAAAACTTAAAGCTTTTAATGATGAACATGGAACAAAAAATGTAAGAGAAGCTGTTAATGCTGATTATATTTTTGCTTCAGATAAATCATTTAATGAATATTTTGTCAATGGTTCTAGTTGGTTTTATAAAATGACTAAAACTGATTTAGATAAATTAATACCTTATTTTAGTTCTATATTAAATGTAGATCCTGTTGATATTTCAGATTTAAAAGATATAGTAGAAGCTCATCAAACTTTACATGGTGAAGTAGAATGTACAATTAACTATAATTGGTCTACTCTTAATGATATAAGAGATATAATTGCTAAAAAGAAAATTGAATTGTCTAGCAAATGGGATGATTCTATTATTTATCATGAAATTCATTCTGATTTTATTGAAGAAGTAAAATTCTTAAAAACACAAACTATTTATGATGTCTCTGGTTTAATTGCTTCTATCAGTGCTAAAAATGTAGTTATTGACTATGAAATGTATGGTCAGTTAAAAAACATGCTTAAGAGTAATGATACAGACAACCATGTTTTAGCTATGGAAATTATGGCTAACTCAAATATTGTAGAAAGTTTACTTTTTTTAGAAATGTTGTTTAAAGAACATAGTTATGAAATGTATAATTGTCATACAAGAAACCATGTAAACTTTAAAAGTTTATGTTCTATGCTTAATAAAGAAAAGTACAGATATACTACAGACCTTGATGATGTTGTAAAGTCTTTAATTAACTTTAATGTGCTGACTACCGACAAGTTAAACTTGTTAATGAGACATTATAATGAGGAAATTATGCATAACGGTAACAGTACATACTTTCATGTAAAAACCATAACTGTAGCTGATATAGTGCACCAAACAGTGAATGAAAACTATACTTACACTATAGTAGATGACTTTGAACCTGCAGTAATTGAAGAAGAAACTGTTGAAGAAGAAGTTGTAAACACTGAAAGTTTAAACTTAGAAGATGTAGTTGAACAAGAACCATCTTTTGAATTATCAGATGTAAATGTAGTTGAAGAAGAAATTACTGAAACAATTGAAGAAGTAGTTGAAGAAACTGAAATTACTATTGAGAATACCCAAGAAGAAGTTATTGTTGAACCTAATAAAGAAAAAGAAGATGAGTCAAGCATTGATTGGTTCTAATGAAGAGTTAGAAAAGTTTTACAAAAAGAAGTTTTACTTCAGCTACAGTGGAATTAACAAGTTATTGTATTCTCCTGTAGTATTTTATAATCATTATGTATTAAATCAAAGAGAAGACTCTACAGACGCGCACCTAGTTGCAGGGCGCGTTCTGCATTGTCTACTATTTGAAGAAGAAAAGTTTGATGAGAACTTTTTAGAACTACCTGGTAAAATGCCAACTGATAGTCAAAGAAAAATTATTTATGATTTGTTTAAAATTCACATGTCAATAGGTAATAATTCATTATCTTTGGAAGACTACTCCCAAGACATTCTCACATTACTTCTCACAGCTAATCTCTATCAATCTCTCAAAACAGATCAGCAAAGAATTGACAAGATTCTTACAGAAGAAAACAAGACTTATTTTGAATTCTTGAAAAACAGCGTTGGTAAAACTGTTGTAGATCAAGAGACTCTGAGTGGCTGCAGAGTACAGGTTGAAATACTAAGAAGCAATAAAGATGTCAGAGCTTTGTTACAATTAGATAGATCACCTGATGATAATCATCTTGTTATCCAGAGTGAGTTGCGTTTAGAGTATGATAACCCTAAACTAAGCTTTGGACTTCATGGAATACTTGATCATGTAGTTGTTGATTATGAATCCAAAACTATATTTATCAATGATCTTAAAACCACATCAAAAGCAATCCAAGATTTTCCAGAAACCGTAGAGTATTATAAATATTGGATGCAAGCCGTTATTTATACTATTCTTACAAATAATCAGTTTCTTGCTGATAGAGAAGACAAACTTGATTGGAAATTTCAAGTAACATTCATTGTTATTGACAAATATAATCTAGTATATCCTTTCCAAGTTAGCCAAGAAACATTGGAGAAATGGAAAGGGTCTTTTAATGAAATAGTGAAAACTGTTAAGTGGCACTATGACAATAGAAGATATGACCTACCATACTCATTAGTTACTAATAGTGTAAAATTGTAGGAATCATGGCTTTAAATTCAGTGTATAGGAAATATTTCCAAAAATCTCAGGTGTTTATATATCCGCTCCTGGGAATAAAAAGAGGCGCAGCTTATGTCCCTAATGCAACTTATATTGCTTGGGAAGAAAATAGCACGATCTCTGAGGATATGAAATTAGTGTGTGTATATGAAAATGATGAGACAAATACTTTTGAAGTATTTGTAAAAACAGTTTTACTTAAACATCCAAGATTATTTGGGTATGTTAAAGCTGACTCAAAAACTAGTGTATTCACATTTGATTTTTCTGATTTGGTAGAGGAGTGGGCTAACTTTCTTAACGGAAAGTATAGCAAAATAAATCTGAATTTAAAAGCTAAAATTTTAAACTTTTTTGATCCGCAAAGTGGAAACTATCAATATGTAAAAAGTTATTTGTATCCTGAAAAATACTTTAATGAGTATGCAGATTTGTTAAATACTGATGTGGAATTACTTAAATCTGTTGGAGAATTGTGTAGTAAACCTAATTTAAATAAAGAAATTCTAAAATTAGAGATAGCTAATTTAGGAACTATAGAAGAATCTGCAGTAAATTTGTCTAATAATAAAATAAATATCTATGAAAAACACAATGATGATTGTCCAAGCAACTTGGAATGAAACACAAACTTTTAGATTGATTCCAATTGCGGTAGAATGCCCAAATGTTGAGTGTATCTTTGATCCAGCTACAAAAGTATTTGTAATCATATCTAAGATCACTAAACAAAGTTTACACATGCTACCAAAAATGGATGAGAATGGTGATCCTGTTGCATGTAAGTCAGCAAGACCTAATGGTAGAAACTTTAAAGAAGAGAGAAACAAAATTGAAGTTTTTCAAGAGTATTATGTTGAAGATGCAGTTGCTATTGAAGATTTAATCAATCTTTTTGCAATCAATGCTTCTACATTTGATTATAAAACTTTCATGGACAAAGTTGTAGAACCAGTTTTATCTTAGACTTATGATTTCACAGAGTGTCATAAGTGATGCTCTGTGTTTTTTAACTTAACGGGGAGACAGCTTAACTGAATAAATCTTATGAAAACAAACTATGTAATGGATTATGAAACATTAAAGAAAAAGTGTTATCTTTATAGTCATGAAAACATGCACAAAATGTAAAATTACTCAACCTATTGAGTGTTTTAGAACCGACCGGAGTAGAAAAGATGGTACACATTCTCATTGTAAAACCTGTTCTAATAAAAGTATGAGTGAATATTATGCAAAAAATCCTGATAAATGCAGGCAAATTGCTAATAAAGCTTATGCAAAAAATAAACATAAACATGTTATAAGGAAAAAAGTTTATTCTTGGAATAAAACTTATGGTATTGATATTACACATGAAACATATTTAAAAATGTTAAATGAACAAAATAATAAATGTGCAATATGTTTAATATCTACTGTAGAATATGAAAAACTATTATCTGTTGATCATTGTCATGTTACAGATGTTGTAAGAGGTTTGTTGTGTAATAATTGTAATCTTGCTTTAGGTGGTTTTAAAGATAGTATTGAAAATTTAGAAAATGCAATTAAATACTTAAAAAATGAGTAATTACCGTACTAATTGGGTTATGGATTTTGAGACTTTAAAGAATTGTTTCATAGCCGTCTTTGAAGATGCTAAATCTAACCATAAAGAAATATTTGTTTGCCATGAATCCAGAAATGATATCTTTGATTTTATAACATTTTTAGAAACTAATATTGCCTATAATGAATGGCATATAAGCTTTAATGGCTTAGCATTTGATGCTCAAATAACAGAGCATGTTCTTAGGAACAAGAGAATGCTACTTGCTAGCAATGGAGACAAGGTAGCTAGATTTCTTTATAGTAAAGCACAAGATGTAATATCTAGACAAAATAGAAGTGAATTCACTGAGTTTAGTCCTAGAGATCTGCAAATAAATCAAATTGATTTGTTTAAACTTAATCACTGGGATAATCCAGCTAAGAGAAGTTCATTAAAGTGGATTCAGTATACAATGGATTGGACTAACATAGTTGATATGCCAATTCATCATAGTACTGAGATTACTGCAGATGATGTTAATATGGTTATTAGTTACTGTATTAATGATGTCAAGTCTACTAAGGCTATTTTGATGTTGAGTAAGAGTCAGATTGATTTGCGGAAAAATCTAACTATAGAGTATAACATTGATTTGTTTAGTGCATCTGAGCCAAGAATTTCTAAAGAATTGTTCCTGCATTTCTTGAGTGAAAAAACCGGATACAAGAAATGGGAACTTAGAAAGCTAAGAACCTATAGAAGCGACATTAGATTTGAGGATATAATTCTACCTTATACAAATTTTAAAACTGCAACATTTCAAAATTTACTAAACAAGTTTAAGGAGATTGTATTAAATCCTATGAATACTAAAGGAGGCTTCAAGTATTCTGTCCAGTATAAGGGTTTGAAAACAGATTTTGGTCTGGGTGGTGTTCATGGAGCTAGAACAGCTGGTGTATATGAATCAGATGATGATATGGTAATCATGTCTTCAGATGTTGTCAGTTATTATCCAAACTTAGCTATTAGAAATAAATGGGCCCCTTATCACCTTCCTAAAGCAGAATTCTGTGATCTGTATGAATGGTTCTTTAATGAAAGAAAGAAAATAAGCAAGAAGGATCCAAAGAACTATGTATATAAGATTATCTTAAACTCTACTTATGGTTTAAGTAATGATGAGAATAGTTTTCTATATGATCCAGAGTTCACAATGAGGATTAAATAAAAGTGGTTCTCAATAAACACGGTTAATTGCTGGAATATCCTAAAGACAAACATGCTACAAAGTAAGTATGAAATATGACTAAGCTTGAATGCTTGAAAAATGTTTGTATGAGTGTAATGTTTATTGTATATTTACAAAAAATAACATAAAATGGACAATCAGCAGCTGAATCCCGAACAGGGAAGAGTTCAGAGATCATCTCGCAAGAGAGTACTTGACTTGAATAAATATATAGTCTGGGAAACACCGTGCATGATAAATAAAATATATGTATACACACTTTCTTCAACGGAAGATAATAAAGTGCGTTATGTAGGTATTACTACAGATCCTTTAAGAAGGTTATCACATCATACTTCAAAATCTTATTATAAAGATACTCATAAGAGTAATTGGATAAATAAAGAATTAAAAAGTGGTAACCAGATATTAATGACTATAGTTGATTCTTGTATTGATTTAGAAGATGCTTTATTAAGAGAAGAGGAATTAATTGCAATATATGATTGTTTAACAAACCATGTATTATTGCCAACAAAACCTAATATGAAAACATGTTATTTATATAATATATTTACTTTAGAAATTATTGAATTTAATTCAATACAATCTGCAGCAACATATTTAAAAGTAACATCTTCAGCTTTATATGATTCACTTATTTTAAGTAAGTGGCTCATGTCTTTTAATAAAAACTTTGATGAGTTAGTTAAGATAAAACATAGATTAAAAGGGAAAAATGTAAAAACAAATGAAATATGCTATTTTCTTACTCAAGAACATGCTGCTAAACATATTGATTGTTCTATACAATTAATAAATAGTTGTATAATGGGTATTAGAAAATCAGCAAAAAAATGGATATTGTGTAAAAAGGAAAGTGAATTCCCAATTTATATTAATAATCATATTTCACCTGTAGTGTGTGTAAATGATGGGCAAGTATATAATTCAATAAAAGAAGCAGCTGCTTATTATAAGTTAGATGAATCTTGTATTGCAAAAGTATGCAAAGGTCTACGTAAACACACAGGTAATAAAAATTTTAAATATCAAGAAGATATGATCCAACCCCTTTAGAAATTTTGGGGATTAAATGCACTGTAAATGGTCAGCTAAGTCTAATGATGCTGTATGAGATGATTTGTCTTGAAATACCTGATGTAATACCTTTAATGCAAAATACAGATGGTCTGGAGACTATGATTCCAAGAAAGTATTATGATAAGTATATGGAAATATGTGCGAGATGGGAAGAGATAACTAATCTTAAACTTGAGCATGATACATATAGTAAAGTAATACTTGGTGATGTCAATAATTATATTGCCGTTACAGAAAGTAAAAAAGTTGATAAAGAAGTTTATGAGGAGCTCAAGAAAAAAGTTCCTTATGATGTCTATGAAGAAGTTGACGGTGAATATTTTGTCAAGTTTACTAAATCTAAAGGTAGATTTGAGTTTGCCAATCTAGCTCTTCATAAAAACAAAAGCTTCTTGATTATCCCAAAGGCTATATTTATGTATTTTGTACATGGAATAAAACCTGAAGAGTATCTTCTTACAGAAAACAACATATTTGATTACTGTGGTGGTGTAAAGATTAAAGGTAATTGGAAATTTGTAGAACACCATGTTGAAATGGGATACTATGTAAAAGACAATTTACAAGATACATTAAGGTATTACATGTCTAACACCGGTAGTAAGATAATTAAACAGAACAAAGATGACAAGCGTGAGATCCAGATAGAAGCTGGACGCTGGTTGCAAACAGTTTATGTAAAACATGTAGAGACACCATTTGAAGAATATGGTATCAATCTGAATTATTATTTAGATAAGATTTATAAAGAGATAAATTCTCTTGAGCCAGTAATTACACAATTAAAATTATTTTAGTTATGCCAAAAAGAATTAGCGAGTGTAGCAAAGCACATTTGATTAATGTGCCGTTACCACAACACGGATCAACATATACAGTAATTGGTCACCAATTTGTGATTGATTATGTTCACCAAGCCCTAGCACTTGCAGGGTTTAACATTTTACATGAAGAATATAGATGTACAGCAGATGGTCAAATAGCTCAAGGAATTCACAAGTTAGCTTATAATAGTGATCCTGAATTATCAATGATGTTTGCTTGGACTAATAGCTACAACAAACAAATTAAATTTAAATGTATTGTTGGTGCTTATATTGAAACTACTAGCACTGTGATGGTATCTGGTGACATGGGAGTTTGGATTAGAAAGCATATGGGTACTGCAGATACTGAGACAAAAGATACAATTGATGAGCAAATAAAAAATGCACATCAGTACTATAATCAGTTGTTGTCCGATAAGAATGAGATGATTGACAAGACTCTGGATATTAGAAAAAAGGCACAATTGTTAGGTATTTTATTTGCTGAGTATGGTATATTAACTACTGAACAAGCAAGTATTGTAAAGAACTTTATTGATAGACCAATGAAAAACTTTACAAATCCTGATAGTTTGTGGACTTTCTATAATGCAATTACTATTGCTCTACAACAATCACATCCTAGAACTTGGATGGAGGATCAAAGAGTATTACACTATTTTATTGATAGCATCTACAAGTTTCCTAAACAAGTTTTCACAGCTCCAGTAGCTGTTGTTGAACCTACAGAAATTGAAGAAGATGTTGTAGATCCTGATCAAATGACTATTTTTGATGTTATTGAAGAAGAAGAAATAGCTGTTTGTCCACCTCCTGTAGAAGAACCTGAAGTTGAAGAACCAGAGGTAGAAGATGAGTTTGCTGCAGAAGATAATGTTGATGATGTAATTCAGTATACAGATCCTGTGGGAAATACATTTGAAGCACCTGTTGTGGAAACTGTTGAAGAACCAAAAGTTGAAAGATTATCACTTGATGATATCTTAATAAGAATACCAAATGAAGAAAAAGCTAAACAAAATGAAGAACCTGATTTTTCATTAGACTTTAGTTCTTCAGATGAAGAAGAAGATTCTGATTTCATGCCTGATTTGTTTTAATTGTTTAATTTATTTTTTTTAGAGAGGTGGGAAACTGCCTCTTTTTTTATCTTTGCAAAATGAAATTTTTACTAGTTATAACTTTATTCTTTACTTCTTGTGCTTCCATGTCTGAACAACAATGGAAACAAAAGAAAATGATTAAAGCTGATAGAAAAATGATAAAAAAAGTTTGGAGAATAAGAAGATTTGCCAAGTAACAATTAAAACTAAAATATCATGTCCAGAACAAAAGAACAAATCAAACAAGAAATTAAAGAATATAAAGATTTACTTACAGGAAATATTTTCCAAGATGGTGAAATCCAGCAAAAGATTTATGAATTAAAAAAAGAACTCAATCCTAGAATAGAAGAACATCCTGAAGAGGATGATGATGAAGGTTGTTTAAACTGTGGTAGTTAAAATGAATTTTTTAAGATACTTGATAATTAATGGTGTTCAAAGGTGGGGTTCATTTATGTGGGTTGGAACTCATGTAAGTATGACTCAAACTAATTGGCACTGGCTATTAGAAACTATCTTATGTATTGGCTTAGACATAATTTTGGTTATAGGTTTGTATTTAGAATGGATAGAACATAAAAAAAATAATAATAATGAAAAAACAAATTGAAGCAGTAAGAGAGTTCCATGAAACTTTCAACCAAGAAAATGGTACAGAACCAAGATTCATAGAACATCATGAGTGGATGTTGAGACATAAACTTATGGCTGAAGAAAATGATGAATATTTTGATGGTTGTGATAAAGGAGATCTTACAGAAATTGCAGATGCTTTAGGTGATAAACTTTATATATTGTGCGGTACTATATTAAAACATGGCATGCAAGATATCATAGAAAAAGTATTTGATGAAATTCATTCTAGCAACATGAGTAAAGTTGGAGAAGATGGTAAAGCAATCATGAGAGAAGATGGAAAGATTCTTAAAGGACCAAACTATTTTAAACCAAACTTAAAACAATTTATTGAAAATGAGCAAAACAAATAAAAACAGAAACAGAAAGAAAGTAATAAAATTAGATCTTATGTGTCCAATCAGTTACAATAGATTTAAGTTTAGAGAAAATAGAAAAGGTGTTTTTAATATTACAAGAGAAAGAATTAGAAAAACCTATATTAGTAATGATGATTTAAATTAATGATTATGCATCCAGTAGCCTTTAGAAAACTCATGATTGAAGCATATCTAGCAGGTGCAACTGTTATGGATTGTGGTTGTTATGAAAGACCTACTAAAGCAGAAGCTAGAGAATGGTTTGATAATGAATATGGTAAACAAGAGTCAGATGAAGAATGTGACTGTTGTGATGAGGAATAAATTAGGGAGAGCTTTCGGGCTCTCCCTTTTTTTTTCTATCTCCCTTGACCTTTGTACATTTTCTTGTAGTTCTTAGACATTTTACTTTTTGAAATTTTTGTCTTTGAGTGAACTCCCGGTCTTGAAACTTTCACTGATTTTGTTTTAGCTGCCATTGTATTTGTTTTTAATTATTACCTGATTCTTGTTGCACCTTTTGATAAGTTTTTCAATGATGTTTCTGGATCTCCAATACCACCTGTTAAACCTAACATAGTAAACAATCTTTTGTAAGTTTTTAACTCACCTTTTTTCTGCCACCAGTAAGGACCAACATCTTTTTTGTATCTTACAGCATCATCATTTAATGTGATCAGATTTAAGACATCCCCAAAGATTTCAATATATGTTAACAGTGTATTTCCAAAAGCTGTTGTAGTTGAGGTTAACATTTTTGCATAATCATCAGCACCAAAGTTAAAACCTTGTATTGATGGTAATGGGATAAAAGCACCAGTTTCAGCCTGAACACCTAATAACAATAACAGAGCGTGATTAGATATATAACCATAAGTATTAAATTCATCTGTAAACAGGGCCCCTGATTTAGCTTTTATTTTTTTCCATTTGTCTGGATCATCATCATCAAATCCAAATAACATTGATGCTAGTAAGCCAGATGCAATTACTATTAAACCTTCTGTTGCGGTTTTTTTCATTGCTCCTTTTTGTTCATCAGTAAGATATTGATAGTCCGCTCCTTTTGATTTTAGTATTTTAGTTAGAGCTTGGAAAGCCTCTACATAGAAACCTTTTGTAGTTCTGCCCATAGCCCAATCATATCTTGCTCCACCAAAGTTTTCTTTACTAAGATCCATACCAAAACGGTTAGCAAACATTGGAGTAAACCATTTTCTCATGAAGAAAAACATACGGTACATAATGTACTTGTTACCTTCTGGTTGTCCAAACTTATCATAAACCCCAAATAGAGCACGAGAAGTTCCCTGTAGTTTGTTTTTAAACTGCTTAAAGTATTCAGACTTAGCAATAACAATTTCTTGACCATCTTCAAGTTGAATTTCAGACTTAATACTATTTTTAGCTTTAAGTTCTTCTACAGTCACATTATATTTTTTTGCAATATCTGCTAGTTTCTCACCTTTGTTAAAAACATGAAATATAGATTCATAATTCCAACCAGGATGAATACCTTCTTTAAGTTTAAGTATTCCATTGTCATCTTTTTCCCATGCATCTGAATAATTTATTAAACTTTTTGATCCATCTGAATAATTTTGCTCAATTTTTTCAGCATATAGAAATGAACCAAATAATCTCATAGCAACTTCCATCTCACCAAACTTACGATGCATGTACATCCATTCACCATTTATTAAATCTTTATATAAAGATCTGTATACCGGTTTACCATTCTCATCTGTTGCTTTAAAGTTAGGATCAAAAACTTGTACTAACTGTGTTGACACTGCTCCAGGACCTATTTCATAGATTCCTTTAGTAGTCCACTCTAACATAGCTTTAGTTGTCCATGTTGCAGACAAAGCTAAATCTCTACCAGAAATATATCTATTTCCAGAAGCTTCAATAATAGTTTGAATGTAACCAGACACCTGATTTTTTATATCTGATGGAATGTTTAATGCTAATGCAGCTCTACTAGATCTACTTGTTAATGCAGTTAACCACTTACTTAAAACTGGATGGTTTTCTTCAATACCAACAGCTTGTCTTCCGTGATATTCTCTTTCAATAAGAGATCTTACTTGACCGGATCTATTATTCATAGCATTAGACCTAGTTGGATGTTGTTGCTTCTTTCTTAAATTGTAAATACCTTTTGAAAATGAATCTAATTTTTTAGGTTGGTTAGCTGGATCTTCTAAAGTTTCCATAATAGAGTTTACCAATGGTAAACTTTTAATTAATGCACTCTGAGTTTGTACAGAAAGACCGTATTTAAATAATGAATTAAATACATCAGCATCTACAGTCTTTGCATCTAAATTATAAATACCTGTTACAGGAATATAAGAAATCTCATTACCTTGTAAGTCTGTATTTACTAAGTTGTTTTCTGGATTATAGTTAAATTGATCTAAGTTATCTTGTACAGATTTACCAAATGTTTGTTTTAACCATTCTTTGACATTATCTCTAACTTCTTTGAATCTTTCCCCATATTCACCTTTTTGTAAAACTTGATAGTAATCTCCTCTTTCAATACCATATCTTGGTAAATCTAAATAAAGTTTACCATAACTTGAAGCACCGTCTTGCAATTGCAAGTGATAGTTTTTCATCAATTCTAATAACTTGTATTCAGGAGAACTTGGATTAGATTTAATTTTTTTAAATTTCTCACTAATATACTTACCATCTTTAGCACTGTTTTTAGAACTTGGATCAAAAGATCTTGGTAAGAAGTTACCCTTATTATCAATAACCTTTCCAACATAGTCTTTTCTTACAGCACCTCTTGGTATTGTTCTATACTCATTTTTAACTTCTCTTCTTGAGTGTCTAATGTTAGGAACACCTATAAGGGAGATAACTTCTCCTGTTAGGTTATCCTTTATCTTAGTATTTATAAAATGCTTTGGGTTGTTTGGCTTGCTGTAGGAATTAGCTGCGGTTCTCTGATATTTTGGTACCAATACACCATCTTCATAAACCTGAAGTTTAACATGACTTAAATCAAACCAATCAAACAAATCTGCATCATACAAATCACTTTCTGGGTCAATTAATTCTTGGAATAATTTACCATTGATAAATTGATCTACTGTAACATCTGTAAAAGCAGGAATGTTATCATACTTTGACATGTGTGTTTCTAGAGCGTCCATGTAGTAATCTGTTGGATACTTACTAGAGATATCAGATAACTCACCTATTACTTCTGACAAAGCTTCAACTAGTGTAACATCAACATCTTTCTTAGCAGTAAGCAATCTATCTAATTCTTCTGCTTCTTCATTAGTTAATTCTTCATCTCTTGATTTAATAATTAATTCTTGAAGTGTAGCAGAATCTTCTCTTGATAAACCAGTATACTTATCTAATTTTTGTCTTACATCAATTATGTTTTGTTGAATATCTTTAATTTTTCTAAGTCTTTCTTCTCCTAATTGTGTAGCATCCGGTTGACCAAAATCATCTTTAAATGTGTACAATAAATCTAATATTTTCTTGTACTCATCTGATACATTATAGTCAGTTTTTAATTGCTCATTAATTTGAGATTGAATTGCATTCAGTCTTTCAAACAATCTAGTTCTTTCATCATAGTATTCTTGAGAATAAACAATTCTAACATTTTGTTTTTGCCATTCTCTTAGTAATTTATCATATTCTTTACTACCTTTTTTGACATCCTTAGTAAGTAATTCAGAAACAAATTCATTATATGCTGTATCTAAAGAGTTTGTAATTGGAACCCATTCATAAAACTTATTAGTTTCTTGTCTGTGTTTGATTAATAACTCGGCAATAGACTTATCATAGATTCCTTTTGCTGGATCATCTACTTTTTCAGTCCCATCTTCATTCTGTAAAGAATATAATCTTTGGTAAGTTTTGAAAGCTTCTTGCAATTCACTGTGTTTTTCAAATCTTTCATATTCTTTTTGCAAACTGTTTTGTAAATTAATATAATTTTCCAAAGCAGTTCTTCTTGCAGAAAAGGCCAATGCTCCTATCTCAGAGTCTTTAAAGATATCATCTTTTTCATAATACTCTAATACATATTCTTGCCACATGTAGTCTTTATTGAATTGTCTTAATTCATTAAGAGCTTTAGCAATCTTATCTTTTTCTCCGCTTTTCTTAGCTTCTTCATATAAAAACTCTAATTTGTCAAGCTCAAATCTCCAACCATTTCCAAATTCATTTAAGAAAGTAAAAACATCTCTGGATTCATAGTCACCTGTTTTTTTATTAAAGTAAAATATCTGATCTTTTTCAGCAACCATATCTCTTATTTGAGTTGGATTCATTTTACTGAAATTTACTTGGGGAAGTAATACCTCTAACTGAGCTCTAAAATCTTGAGACATTCTCCAAACTTTAGTTTCTACTTCAGTTTTTTGGTTTTGAATAAACATAGATAAAGGACCCACTATTACATCATTACTTGAACTATAAGATTCTAACCATCTATTAAACCAGCTTACATCTTTAGCATGTCCTGTAAGAGCATCTTTAATTTTATCTTCATTTACAATATAGTTGTTATATTTTTTTATGAACTCATCTAGAATATTTGCAGGAACACCTTTATCATAAAGAGCTTTTGCATCTTCTGGAGTAAATTTTTGTTCAACAACTTTTCTATATAACTCATCTACAGCTGTTTCTAACTCAGATTCAGAAAATGCTTTCTTTAAAGCAATACCCAAATTAGATTTTAATTCTTTATTTACAAACTCATTCATGTAACCTGTGATTTCCACAAAGAATTGAACACCTCCTTTTTTATAAATTTGAGCAATCTTAGAATTAATTACAGTAGAATTATTAACAATACTAGTAATCAGTGAATAGAACTCACTGTTTGTATCTATTTCAGTTTTATCTAAAAGTTCATTAATTTGTTCAATTACATTTAACCAAGATTTAGAAGTATTTTTATAAAGACCTAGTAAAGCAATTGTATTTCTATTGTTGATTAAACTAGGTTGTTTATTGATATTGTTAAGCTCTTTAATTATGTTGTTACTTGATGTATTAATCCTATCAACACTGTTAATTAAAGCCGCAGCCATTTGTTTTGTCTTTTCTAGATCTTCTAGATCTTCATTTAATATAGCATTTAGATTATTAATGTTTTGATATCCTTTAAGAATTTCATTTACTCCAGGTAATAAGTTTGTTGTATTTTGCTTTTTTAAAGCTTTTTCCAACATGTCTCTTGTTACTTTATCAGCTTTGAAGTCTTTAATTTGATTAACAATCTGTAAGTTACTTGCATAAAATTCATTTACTATCTCTTGTAAAACATTAGCACTTGCACTAGATGAAAGTTTATCTGCTTCTGTAAAGATATCTCTAACATACATTACCAAATCATCCTCAGTAAGATTAACTTCTCCAAAGTCAAACATGGTATCATCAAGCAGCATCTCTGCTAACTCATCAAGAGATGTAGATTCATTAAGGTTTTTCAAGTTTACGCCATTTCCAAATATTTCACGTAATAACTGTTTTAATGAAGCTAATAACTTGGTCATAAAAGATTGAAATCCTTCTGTCTCAACTTTATTTTCAAGTTTATTCATGGATTTCAGTTGCATAGCAAATGCTAATACTTCTTCCTTAAACAAATCAGAATTAACATCTAGTTCAGGATATGCTTTTTTCACATATGCCATGATACTTAAACCTTCATCTGTTTTAGATAATTGATTGTATAAATTATTAAATAGTTGAGGATTTGTTTTTCTTATACCTTGTAGTAATGGGTGAGAAAACTCATGTAGGAGAATACCGGGTCTTACATTATCACCAACAATGAATACAGCTCCATTATAAAAGAATGCAGGCTCACCTCTATATGGTACAGGATTGTTTTTAAGCATTTCTGTAGCTTGCTCTGGAGATAAGTTATGATAATTTATTCCAAGTTTAGCTGCTAATTTAGCTGCTATAGCTTCAGCAACAGCTTTTGATTGTTGCTGATTGATAATATTTAAATCAATTGGTACAATTGGAATGTTGTTATTTTGATCCATTCTTATGAAAGCAATACGTTGAGTATCTCTTTCTGGTTTTACTTCAATTTCATTCCATGTATTATCAAACTCATCAGTAACTTGTTTAGGAGTATACCCTTGTTTTTTAAGTATGTTGGTTACAGTATTTTCATAAAAATTGTAAATAGGTCTAAGAGCACCAAATCCTTCTGTTTCTACTCTTTTAAGTTCTTGTTTAAGTTGGTTTATTTCTTTAATAGTTCTTTCATCCCCAAAAACTTCCCAAGTTTCTGCCCAATTTTCTTCTCCTTTTTGATTTTTTTCTAATTTAAATGGTTCTCCAAATCCTTTTCCACTTATTTTTATAAAATTATCAGCTTCTGCTTTTGTTTTAAATTTATAAGTAGAAGCAAACTGAGTTATTTCTTTAATCCTATCTTCTTTCTGTTTTTTAAACTCTTCTAAAGTAGTATATCCTTCAACTTTAATAGCTGTATTACCACTAGGAAATAATACTTTTTCATAACCTTTCTTAGCACTATCTTGTATAATAGATTTAATAAAGAATGTTACCCAGTTGTTATCCTTGTTCAGAAGTTGAAGAAATTGATTTTCTGTTTTAACTTTAACTCTTAAACCATATTCTTCAATTAATTTGACTTTTTCTTTTTCAAATTGTTCTTTTGTCCAACCTTGTGTTTGAGCTTCTATATAAAGTTCTTCAAATAAATCAGAAGGAACATTTGTATCTTTAGTTAAATCTCCTTTATTTCTACCTTTCTGAAATAAATCAGATTGTACTTCTAGTATTCTTCTAGTTTTAGAGGGTTTTCCTGTATGGATTTTATCTCCTTTTCTAAAATGATATTCTCTTTGACCTAAAATATCTTCATATATATCTTCCTCAGCAATTCTAAATGCCCATTCATCATCACTTCTAAACCAACCAATACCTTTATCGGTAGCAAATTGAGCATGTCCTTTGATTGTAGGTGTGATAGCTGGTGTAGCTATTTCTTGTTCTGTATAGTTAGTACCACCTGGAACTATTAGGTCAGAATATATTTGAGTTGGTTTATTATTAGATTTATCCCAAGCTGTATTATATTCTTCCTCTGTAATATAGATAGTAGGTTTACCTTTTGGTAAAATAAAATACTCTACTTCATTTTTTTCAGAAGAAAATCTACTACCATATTCATTATCACCTACTTTAAAAAAGTTTTGAGTACTACTCCTTTTTTCTCCTTTTTCTATAGCAGTATTAATCTCAATAGTATAACTATAATTAGCAGCAATAGCAGCAGCTAAATCAGATGTAGAAATTTCTTGAATATTATTAGACTTCATATAGTCAAATACAAAATCAACTTGTTGATTTGTAACACCTTTGTTATTAAGTGTTTTTCTAATATTATCTTCTAGGTATGGTTTTTCTTTTGTGTTTAATCTGATTGTTAATCTTTCAGGTTCTGTTTGTTCACCATACTTCCTTGTTCTTTTAGTTTCTTTAGGTGAAGATAAGTTCATCAATGCAGTAACTAATTTTAATGAATACCCTACTTCAGGAGTTTTCATAAACATAGCTTGCTGACCAGGTACAATAGCATTATCAGCTATTGCCTGTCTTTCATCATATCTAACTTTGAGTTCTTGAAGTTTTTCAAACAAAGGCTCATTAGGCTCCGCTCTGTTTATAGTAACAATAGTATCTCTTCTATAGGTAGAAGTTCTATCATCTTTTAGTTTTATCTCAGTATCCTCAAAAAGTAATTCTCCATTTGTTTCTAAACCATACTTGTCTACAGCAAGTTTAGTAAGACTCTCATTGAGCTCACTAAACTTTGCTGTATCAATTATTGTTCTTATATCATTTGTTGCTTTCTCTTTTTCTAAATACTTGATAGAATTTACTTTAACTTCACAAACCATTTTTATACACAGTTAAAAGGATCAGATTCAAAACCTAGTGATGCAAGAATTTCATCATCTGAGATACCTTGTTTATTATTTAATATTTCTGTTATGTCTTTATACATTGTAGAACCTGGGTTTAAATACCCTAGTTCTTCAAACAATCTCTTACTTAAATATACAAATAATTCTTGAGGCATTTTGTTAGCATTCCCTATTCCTTCTATAGGAAGTGCAATTTTGCTCCCCAAATCCTTAGCATCTTTAAGCTCTTGAATTTTTCTATCAAAATAGTTTTTAATACTTTGATAATTCTCAGGTGCTAAGTTACTAAAGTTATCACTTCTATCCCTAGCATTAGTACCAAAACTTGTAATAAAAGGTAGCGCAGTATCAGGTGAAACAAATTTTAAAAATGATTGACTTCCTATAGTAAGATTTTTATCTAACTCATGTTTACTTGCATTGTATACAAAACCTACTGTAGAGTTAGAACTAGTTAATTCTCTATAATAAGCTGCAGTTTTAGTTTTAGCATCATCAAAAATAAATATGTTTGGATCTGATGTTGTAATAAGATTATTAGTTTGTTCTTCTACAGCTTCAGTAGCTGGTTGAGTAGATTGTTTTACTTGAATTCTAGATGTAGAACCGGTATGATAAATAGTAAACTTAGCACCTATTTCTTGTAAATAATCTATAAACTGACTATCTACTCCTGGCATATCTCCTACTACAAACTCCATATTAAAATCTGTATGATAAAATTTTATCATATCCTTTGTATTTTTACTTAATGGTTTATCTTTTAATGAACCATTACGAGCTAACATTATAGTAGTCCCTTCATCTGCTAAGTTTTTAGTACTTCTAGCAGATGTTTGTTCTTTAGGTCCCACTTGTTCTATGATAGAACCAGTTTTTAAAGATGTAAGAGATGAACTTGGAGTAGCTTTACTTACTTCAACAACAAAACCATCAGCAACTTCTCTCATTCCTTTATCCTTACCATCACCTTGTGGAGTTCCTTTACCTTTATCTTCAAAGTTTCCTTTGTATCCTTGAAAACCTTCAACACTAGTAGATGATTGAGTAGCTTTTTGAGTAGCTGCTCCAGCACCTACTTTATTAAAGTCAATATCAGTAAAATAGTTTTTGAATCTGTTTTTCTCTTTGTTATAATAACTATTTTGAGCATTAAACTTATTATAAAAATCTTCTAATAGTCTAAATGCTTTACCTGGATCAGCCAAAAGTTTAGTAAAATCTTCAACAGCACTATCCATGATATTTAAGAATGGTGTTGTACTTACATAAGGAACTAAATTAGCACTAGTTTTATTGATACCAGATTGCATGTATGCAAACAAAGGTAACCTAGAGAATAAATCTGATATGTATGTAATGTCTTGATCACTTAAACTTAAATCTTTAGCTAATGTTTTTAATACAACTGGGTCAGCTAAATCAGTTAAGTTTTTAGTATAGATGTTAGCTTTGATATTATCAATATCTCTGTCAATTAACTCAAGATTAAACATAGTATCATTTATGTTATTGTTAAGTTGTAATTTAGATAGTATATCAAATCTATTAGCAAGTTTTGGATTGGATGTGATAACATCATACACTCTTATAGCAAAAGCATTTTTAGGATCCCTGAACATATGATTTACATTGAAAGTATTATCAAGTGCTCTGTTTGCTAAAAATTCTTCATACTCTGCTTTTTCCATTTCTGTTTCAGCAATTGGATATACAGATCTTAGATACTCTCTTTCCATTACAAATCTTGCATAAGCTTTTGCGTCATTACCTTTTGCAATTGTAAATGTATTTGCAGGAAGCGGATGTAAACCTAACTGTGAATAATAGTTTGGTTCTTCTGCTTTATTACTCCATTCTTTAGAGTTGTATTCTTCTTGTAAATTTTTAAGATTGTAGAATAAAGTTTTAGTACCATCTTTATTTGTTTTTACAAAAGCTCCAAATTTATCAGAAAGCATTTCTTTAGCAGGAATTTCTCTTGCATCATAAGACATGTAACCTTTTTTAAGATCTGTTTTAACTATAGCATTTTGGAAAATATATGTAACTAGATCATTTCTAAAAGTGTTTAGATAATTATCTCTACCATCTTCTCCAAATGTTGTTTTAATGTTTTCCATTAACTCATTAGAATCATCTTTACCTTTTATAAAAGTACGGATTGCTGAGTTGTATCTTAACTTAAATAATGGAGCAGCTAATGACAATGCTAGTTTGTTATTAAAGAAAGAACTAATAATAGAATCTCCCATTAAAGCAGAAATAATTGGTTGTAACTCATCATTACTTTCTAAGTTTTCTAATCTTCCTTCAGATGTTTCAATATCAGATAATACAGATTTAGTATTTGTATCTGGATTAGCATTCATTTTAATCTGTGTGATACCTTTAATCTGGTCTTCAATATCTAAGTAATGTAAGAACATAGTTAAAGATAAGTCAGAAGATTTAGCACTGCGTGTATTTTTAGATTCTCTAATCAAACCTAACATTTCTTTTTCAGTAAAGTTTTTGCTTTTTCTGTCTTTCATATAGTTATCAAACATCTCACGTCCTACTTCAAATCTAGTAATAGATTTACCTTTAGCTGGTAAAACTTTAGGATTGAAATATTTATCTACAATATTTGTAGCTGCTTGATATTTAACAAATGACTTTTGCTCAGGAGCTTTACCTAATACTTCAGCAAAAGTAGATTTAGCAAGACGTTGCTCATCTACATATTCTCTTACTAAAGGTTGAGACACAAAATAAATAGCTTCTTTTACTGGTACGCCAGCTTTTACTAAATATAACAATATAGGAGCAACTTCATAGTTACCCTGGATAAAGAAAATCCATGCATCTTTTTCAACATCCACCCAGCCATTCATTGCTTGGGAGAATATATCTGCTATTTTATTTGTGTTATCTACATCATATAAGTTAGACAAAGAAATTCTTTCTTTACCATTAACTGTTCTTACATTATGTCTTAAACCAATATTAGTACTTCTTGATTCACCTTTGTAATTAGTATATGTCTCCGGCATTAAGGCTCCAATAGAGTTTAATAATACATTCATTGTATTCTCTACAGCACCTAACCCTAAGGTTTTCTTACCAACAATATTAGACTCATGTTTATATAAGTTATAAAGAGGCTCTAATACTCTTGTTGCACTGATAATTTTTTTACCTTCTTCAGGTTCTATTGTTGTATCAGTCATATAATTCTTAAATGGATCAAACTCCATTACATCTCTAGCTAAGTCTTCAGCAATACCTTTAAGTAGGAAAGTACCATTTGGTGTAATAAGTGATACAAAGTTTTGTGGAAGCTCAAGTATTTCTTTGATGTCATTCATTAAATCATTTTCAACACCAGCTTTTTGTTGTTTAAAAACTTTTGTTATTGATTCTTCTTTGTTCTCTTTGATGTTCTGTAGAGAAGCTTTCAACTCCTCCGTGTTTTTATAGGTTCTTTCTTTAAGCTTACCATCCGTGTCTATGTTAGTCATGAAGATTGTAAGTTTATCAATATCAAAGTCACCCCCGGACTTAGCAACTATTTCAGCTGGAGGAATAATAATATTACCTGCTTGAGCTGGTAAGAACTCATAAACTTCCATAAACTCCATAGAGTTTAGACCCTGAACCGGAATCCTAACACCTACAAGAGTTATTGCTTTTCTGTTAGCACCATCATTTGCATCTAACCATTCATCATCTTTGATAGCTTTGTTTAATGTCTTGATATCACCAATGATTTGTCCATTATACTCAAGATTTAACAAGTTAGCATAGTCCCCCTGTAATGCAATCATAACCTTCATTGCTGCGGTTTTACCATCTGCCATCTTGTGATAAGTAGGAAGTAAGTTACTACCTATCCATTTTTTCTTATCTGCATCAGTAGCATTTTTAAAGTTAGGAGACTCTGTAAGGTTATTCTCATAAAAAGCAGAAGACACTTGTACAAGCGGTTCTCCTTTTACTTTTTGTTTGATAACTCTTTTGTTGATCAGAGATAGTAAAAGTTTTTCAATTTTTAATGCTTCTGGGTGTAATGACAAGTCATGTAATAACTCACCACTATCTAATGCATCAATAAAGTTGATCATCTCATCACTATAAGACTCCTCATTCTCTAAGTTATTTCTAACAAGAGATAATAATTTTCCAATACTTTCTTTGTCTCTTGGTTTATAACCACCATCAGGTGTTTCATCAAAACCAATTTCTTCTAATAACTCTAATTTAACTAGCTCAGTATAATCAGCTACATTATCAAGATATCTTTTTACTAATGGTGATACTACATCTTCTTCATTAGGAGAATTGATTACACCATTTTCATAAAGATTATCTAAGATCATCTTTCTCATCTGAGTAGAGAAGATAGATTTACCTTTAAACTCAGAGTTAACTTCTGTTTGGTTCTTTAGGAACTCTGTGAAAATTACATTTTTAGTAAATGAGACATCCTTAATAATATTACCATCTTCAGCAATTATATCATCTCCATTACCAAGGTGACCAACTTTTGAACCTGATTCAAAAAGTACATAGTCCATGTTTTCAGCTATCATTTTCTCATTCAAATCATAAAGAGGTGTACCTTTTTTAGCAACACCTGGTATAATTGGAGCAAGAGAAAATTTATGGAAAGATACAAGTGGTAAACCTGTTGTTTCTATAGCACCACAATATTGTAACTTATAAGGTGGGAAGTAATGAATTATATCTTCTACTGATACTTCTTCTCCTTTAGCTAGTTTTTTATATAACTCATCTTGTTCTGGTAACCAGTTACCTTCAAGTTCTTTTAAAATTCTATATGTTTCAAAACTGATGTGACCTTGACCATCACCAATCTTCATTCCTTTATATTCTTTTAAAGCTGTTTTTGCTAAGTCTTCTGCCTTAGCTTTATCACCAAATCTTTTTGTGTATTCTTTTACAAGAGCATCATAGTATTCATCATAGTATACAGATTTGTCTATAACTCTTTCTCTAATGATACCTGTAGTTAGTGTACCGTCAAATGGTTTTTTATTAGGCTCAAATAACTTAGTCATTTGATTAATAAAACTTCTTGATTTTAAATCAGAAGCAAACCCTAAACCACCAGAACCAAAACCAGCATTACGTTTATGGAATTCTTCTTTAGCATGATTATATAATGCTAAATCTCCATAACCAAGAATACTTGTCTCAAACTTATGTATCCATGAATTATAAGCATATGCTTTCATTAATGTTGTGTCAGACTCATCTACAGTAAGTTCAACACCTTTATCTTCTATACGGGATCTTAATGTTGGGTCAATAAACTTAGTTTTATTAAGTCTATCTGTTAAGTCTTTTGTTAATTCATTAAAATACTTAGCTACATCTTTTCTAATTTCTAATGCAAGAGTAGTGTCTTCTTCATAAATATCTGAAAAATCAAAGTCAGTATTTTTAGTTGCAATTGCTTTATCTACTATAGCATAGATTTTTTTCTGAGTATCTTTTGATAATACATCCTCAAATGCTGAAAGTGCTTGACCGGACATAACAATCTCACCTGTTTTTCTTTTTACCGGTCTTGTATAACCTGTAAATTCAGAATATTTATCTACATCAGAACCAAATCTAAAAATTCTATTTACTTCTCCAGCTAAGTATCCAGATAAAATATCAAATGAATAATCTTCACCAGAATTAGTTGTAGGTAAAAACTTCTCTATGTCAACATATAAATTCTTAGCAGCTTTATTACCATAAGTATTGATACCATTTTTCATTACAATACCTTGTGACATTTGTTTAGAAGCATGTCTCATGAACTCTTCTACACCATTCATCAACATAGTATGTATCTCTTGTAAATACTTACTTGTAGCATCCATTGATGCTGTAGAGATACCTGTTGATTTATCAGTATTTTTATCAATCAATTGTGTTCCAGCTACATTTTGAATAACAAGTTTGTTATCTTTTTTACCACCTGGATTAGTTACATCAGATAGACTGTTAAACAATGATTTTAAAAGTACTGAATGTTCAGTATAAGTATTGTTGTCATATGCTAAGTATCTCATATGTCTGAACAAACCATTTGGATCTGCTTCAGGATTTGTTAATTGTTGCCATGACTCAGCATGATTTAAGGAAGTCATTATTCTTGTAAAAGTATTATCCAAGAAATGCTCCCATACTCTATTTCCTTCAGGGCTAATTGCACTAAAGTTAGAATACTTATCAGAAAATCTTACTTGGATATTAGCAAGCTCTTTGATTCTTGAAGAAGAGTCAAAAGCTTTACCTTTATCTAAGGAACTAGGTAATGAAGATTTTAAATACTCAATTGGATCTTTAAGAAATTTAGCTTTCTCAGGATCATTTACATTATTAATATGCTCAAGAGTATCATAAATATGCTTGATTCCAAACTTATTAATGAAATTTGGGTCCGCTAACACACTAGCAATTGTTGGATTACTAGTATCCATCATGAGCCCTAAAGCATTTAAGAATGAGACAACATTTTTAGGATTCAAGTTATTCTTGAAATCTTTAACTAATCCATTTAAGTCAAGTACTTTGTTTTCTGAAATGTATTTAGATTTAGATATAGTCTTAAAATTGATCTGCCAGTCTCTTAAAACTTTGCTTCTATCAAAGTCTGTTCTTTGAAGTCTTGCTTCTGCAAGAGTTTCTTTTTGACCTTTTTGAATATTTAAGTTTAACTGTACATATGATAATCTTGGTTTTTTAAGATCCTGCCAGAATTTAGTTTCAATAGTAAATTCACTTTTGTCAGCATAATCTTTTTCTGTTCCATCAGCATTCTTACTTCTGTCTGGTAAGTAAGATAACAACTGTAAAAATTCAGGGTTATCAATTACACCATCTGCAAGTCTTTTATACATTTCCTCCTTATCAAAAGAACCAGCTGTAACTTTTGCAACCTTGCTCCACATTTCTCTCTCATCTAATAACACAGGAAGACCTGTTTGAGGATCTATTTCATACTCAACATTTAATTTTTTTGTACCATCATCATTGGTGGTAATAGTAAATTTATTTCTATCTATTTTGTATATACTAGATAGAATAGTTTTAGTTTCTTGACTGGCAGCTTCTCTTGAAGAGAAAATATTACCACCATCAAGTCTAACAATTCTAGAGTTATCAATATCAGTTGGATCTTCTTCTAACTCAATAAATTTATTTGCTAGTATTTTAAATTTAGAATTTTGTAAATGGAAAGCTACAACACCTTTTTGATCTTTACCATCAATGGTTTGCTTAATGTCTCCAAAATTATCTAGTAGTTTAGCTAAGAATGGCAATTGTGCTAAGTCTTCAGGTTCAATATCTTTACCTTCAGCAGCCCTAGTTGCAAGACTTGTTCTTACAGTATCTAACTTTTCAGATAGTTTCTTTTCTAATAACTGATAAAGGAATTCTCTATTAGTATTAGTTTGTAAAACTTTCACTGGTCCTGATGTTACACCAAACTTTTTATTGTAAGCATCAAAAACTTGTGGAATCATGCTATCTAAATAGTTTACAATTTTTAGTGACTCAGCAGAATCAAAAGGTTCATATTTAGTAGCCACATCTTTTACTGAAGCAATAGCTTTAGCTCTGTTTAATTGAGTAAACATCATGTTATCTGTAGAAGGTTGCATGTTTTGCAATAACTTCGGTCTTTCAGATGCATAATATAAGTTATCAAACAATTCTTTTACTGAAGCAATGTCTCTTGGTCTTGTAGCTAACTCTTGTTTACTTACTTTACCAAAGAGGTTCTGTAGGAACTGGTACATTCTTCTGAATACTTGACCCAAAAATCCTTTAGGAGTATCTTTCTTACCTTTGCTTCTAGCATAATCTCTAAAATCCTCAGCAATATCTTCTTCTATTTCAAAATAAGATTTATTGGCCCACTTTGATTGGCCCTTTAATTCTTCATATAATCTAATCTTTTCAGCTTTTGTTAAGAATAATTGAGAAAATCCGTGCCATGCTTCATGGTATAAATCCACAGCAGTACCACCATCACCTTCATAAAGAATAATACCTGTTCCTGTAAATGTTGCAAATGCATTTGAGTTAACTACTTCAGTAATTCTTTTAAGACTAATTAGATCTTTTGTACTTCCAGGTAAACGCTTTTCTTTTTCTTTATTTTCTTTACTGTATTTATTTAATGGAGAGTTAGCCCACCAATCTTCTGCTTCTGCTTTGTCAGCTTCAGTAGTAAATACTTGATCTAAAATATCTAAATCTTTGCTTCTATTGAAACCAGTAAGCTCATCTGGTGTAATATTTACACTAGGGTTACTTGCTACATTAAGACTAATAAGATCCGGATCAATTATCTCTTCAATTTCTTCTATGGTCTCAACTTTTTTAGTAGCTCTTTTCTTTTGAACAACTTTAGCTTTTTCTTTAACTACAGTTTCAGCAGTAGTATTTTTTTGAACTTGAGTTGTTTTCTTAACTGGACGCTGAGTTTGTGTATCTACGGCAACTGGAAAGAATGCAGAATCATCTTCTGTAAATTCATCAGGAACAGCATATGCTAAATAAGGATTGAATCCTGCAACACTCTTTGCTGAATCAGCTTCATATTGCAAGTATGCAAATGGTAAAACTACAGTTTCAATATAGTTTTTTTCAACCGGTGTAATCTTATTACCTGATATTTCATAATCAGTATAAGTCTTATCAACACCCATGTATTTAGCAGTAAGATTTACATTTGCTCCAATAGAACCTTTATCACCAAACTTAATTGCTTGAGGTAAGTGTTGAGCAATTTTATCTCTTACAGCAGTAGTAAAAATTTCATCTCCTTCAAACTTCTCATTATTGATAGTTAAAGTAAGAGGTCCATTTTTAGCTTTTTCTAAAAAGATATTATTCTGACTTGATTTGCGGGAGTTATTTAAAAATACTTCAAAGTATTCTATTCTTTTATCATCTGATAAAGGAATACCTTTACTAGTAGCTTTACTTGTAATAACATCAGCCACCTTATCAGCAAGTGATTGATTAAAGTTACCTCTTTGAACATTCACAGGCATTTCAATTTCACCAAGAGCTTCTGTATTCTTCTTGATATAAAATTGATAAAATCCTTTATTTCTATCTCTACCTTTAGTAGATATAACTTTAACTTCTTTAATGTCTTCTTTAGTAAGTTTAATTGCTTTATTTAACTCTGCATTGATTTGTTTAGCTTTTGCTCTACTAACAATACCAAAACTACCACCAGTGATTTGAGTAACATATGAAGCATTGTTATCTATAACATCCTTACGCATGTTATATACACCATTCATTGCTTTAGTTTGTTCTTTAAGAACTGTACCGGATGCTAAACCTAATCTTTCAGCAATCTTACTAGCAGCAACTAAGGTGTTCTTATACATCTTACCAGCTTTATGATAAATTGTGTAGAAAGCAGGTTTATTTTTGTTAAATGTATCTTCTAACAAATAAGGTTTTCTTATAAACTGATAAACAACAATACCATTTTCTTCATCAGTTATGTTACCATTTTTATCAAAATATATATAATTACCATCAGCATCAGTAATAACTGCAAGAACTCCTCTATATGATTTTGCAGTTTCAGATTTATCTTTAGATAGTTTATATTTATCTTCAAGACTTTCTGAAAGCATCATTTTTAAAAACACTTCTGTATCATCAATCATTGGATTGTCTTGCTCAGCAGGTTTTTCTTTGACACTCTTTACAATTTTTTTAATTACTGTTTCAAAAACTTTTTTGTCTTCTGATGTTATATCCTCTTCTTCCTGTGTTTCTTTTTTAGAAGGATCTTTTTGGTCAGTAAACTGAAATGTTGTGACATTAGGAAACTCAATTTTTGCTTTGTCTCTTGCTTTTTCTAATTCAGAATTCTCAGGATCAGTAATTTCTAAGTTATCTAATTGAAAGTTTTGATGTTCTAATTCATCTTTTACTTCTTTTTTAGATTTTCTTCTTATAGGTTTAGTAACATATTTCTTAACATTCTTAATGTCATTAAATTCTGCTCTCAACTTCATTATATCTGAAGGATTAAAATCAGTTTTAGCTAATATGTTATTTATTTCATCATCACCCTGAACAAAATGTATAGTAAGAGGAATGATTTGAGCATACTGTAAAGCTTTTTCTTCACCGGCTGCTTTCTCAATTCTTTGATATATATCTTTTATATATGCCTTTAAATCAAAACTTTCTGAAGGTTTAAGTCCAGAAAGTTTTTTATATGTTATTTTTCTTAAATCTGAAAGCTGAGTTTCATTTAGTGAACAAATCATTATAAACAAGTTTTTGAGTTATCTTCTAAGTTTTTGAATAAATCATCTTCATTTGATTCTTTTGCTTCTTTATAATCAGAAGCTTCAGTTTCTTTATTTTCAAAGAATGTTTTAGCATCAGTTTTAGTTTGTTCTGAGGCATCAATAGTTTCTTGAGAAGGTTTTACAGTTTCCGGCATTACAGTTTCATTAGTAGGTTTAACAAAATTATTTTCAAGCTCATCTTCAGTTACTTCTTGAGTAACATCTCCGTACTTTAATATAACAGAATTTTTATTAACTTTTACTATTTGTACAGGAGAATCTTGATTTGTAAAGTTACCAATATCTTGTAATATATCCCCCTTTTTCAAAGAAGCAATGTTCACTTTTTCTTTTAATTCAAGAGATCTGTTTTCAAAAGCAATCTCAATTTTATCAAGTTTTAATTTATTATTTTTTCTATTTTTAATTAACTCTATCTTTTTAAGATATAATGCTTTTAAGTCAGTAATATCAGCAAAAGCTTCAGTTGCTGCATTAACACCGGATTCTTCTGGTAATAAATTATCAAGTTCTTCTGAGGAAGAATTGACTATTTTTTTGAGTTCAGGGATTGAGATTTCTTTCTCTTGTCCTCCGCTTGTTTCTCCAGAAACAGTCTTTGTTTGTCCTCCGGTAGGGCTTTGAATCTCAGGTACACTAGTCCCGGATTGTACTTCTGACTCTGGTCCGAAGATTTCACTAAGTTCTTTTTCATATGGTTGTTCTTTAGCAATTCTGTTTTTAGCAGTTAAGTTAATTAAATTTAATTGATTGGTTAATTCATTTAATGCATTAATTTGTCTGTCAACAGCATCAAATCCTAAAGCATTATTTTCTACCATTAACATATTTTGATATGCTAACAGGTTCACTATTGTTTCATCAATCCAATTTTTAATTTTAGCAAGCTCTTTACCCTTTCCTTTAAATTCTGATATACCTTTTGCAAACAATACATTTAGCTCTTCAGGGAAGTTTTTCTCTAAGATAGTATCTAGTTCTTTTTCTACTTTAGGGGAAGCCTCGGAAAAAGAAGCTATTTGCTTTAATTCTTTTTGTGTATCAGCTGCGGTTTTACTTGCTCTGTTTTTTTGGAACTGGTTAGGTAATCTGTTTAATGCAAATATTACATCATTGCTATTACCACCTAATACAAATACTTTATCATCAGTAGATAATTTATTTCTTTGTTCTTGTAGTTCTTTTATTCTAGCTTGAGCTTTACCTATTCTTCTAATAAATGATGCTTGAGAAAGTGTATTGATTGTTTGTTTAAGTTTTTTAATTTTATTACTTATTCCAACAAAGTCAGAACCATCATTTCTTTTTTGTTTTTCCAAATTTGCAATTTCATCATTAAGACTTTCAATTTCTGCCTTAGCAGCTTGCATTCTTTGTCTTTCAGAATTTACTTTTTTTGTTAAAGCAGAAATTGATTGGTCAAGCTCATCTCTTTTTGCATCATTTTTAAAATAAACAAGTTGGGTTATCTCACCTAAAGCATTCCTTCCTACAGTATATCTTACTCCATTTATAATTGCAATGTCTTCATTACCATTTTCAAACTTAGCATCTATAACAGTTCCTTTGATAATAGAAATTTGACCAATATTTTCAATTGGTGTTATTAAAGCTAAACCTGCATTAGTTAATTCAACACTACCATCAGTAATGTTTTTATTTTTTGAAAGAAGCGGATATATTTCTTTACCTTTTTGAGTCTTTTGTAAGTCCTCAATTTTTTTCTTGATTTCAGCAGCTAATTCAGGATCTCCAAATTCCCCTTCAGCAAGAGCCAAATCAGCAATTAGTCCTGTTTCTTCATTTCCTATTAAAGCTTCAGACATAGATTGTTCAAAACCTAAATCAACTTCTACACCATAGGTTCCATCATCTTGTAAAATTAAAGTACCAATCTTACCATTGTAAATCACTTGCTTACCTACATTATCTTTAAGTAATACTTTAGATGTATCAGAAGCATTTATTTGTAAACTTGGTTCAACTTTTACACCTTCTTCACCCGAAGTTTCTATCTCTGCAGCAATTGCTGGTGTAGACAAAGTTATACCTTCAGCTTCTACATCAGGTAAGTATTCAAGTTCAAGTGTATTAAATAACTTAGCTGTGTTTGGAACTAATGGTTCTAATGGTTTATCTTTATATTTTTCACCACCAACAGTTACTTCAGTAACATATGAAGAAGCATTCTTATCCAATCTAATTCTCATTGGGAATAATGCAATCTTTGGAGTAACACCTGTCATATTGTGATACAAGTTTCTATAAATAGAAAGCTGAGCTCTATATGCAACATTCTTCCAGCTGGTTGGATTATTAAAACCATTCCAAGATGTAGATGTTTTAATGTCTACAATCATGATCTCACCTTTAGTATTAATCAATACTAAATCTGTTTCACCAGAAACACCATTCTCTAATAAACTTTTATCAAATAGTTTAACATTATTAGTAAGTGGTAAATAACCTTTTGAATCTAAATCAGCTCTGAATCTTGTTACAATACCTCTTTCACCAAACATTTGGTTAAAAGCAGATTCACTCATGATGTCTGAAATTTTAGTTTCTTTACCGTCAATTTCTACAGTGTCACTATATTTAAATGAAGCCCAGGTGCCTGTAGCAGCATCAATAGTAAAGAACTTTCTTGTAGCAGCATCTAGATTAGTACCAGCTTGAGCATTATTTGAAAATGATTCTTTTTCAATTAATTTTTTAAAGTTTTCTTCTGTTGTATCTTTTTCTAATGCAGCTCTAATTCTAGCTTTCTTTTGCTCATTATTAAACTGTTTATAGTTTGTTCTTGCAAGTTCAGTAAATAGTTTCCATGCTTTATCAAATGCATCTACATCACCTTTTTTAACTGCAAGATTATATTCAGAAAAGAATGCTTTTACAATCTCTTCTACATACTCATTATCATAACCTGGTTTTTTTGTACCCGGTACTTTAGAAGCAATAGAATCAGAAATTGTTGTTGCTCTAGTAGTAAGTTTGCTATCCGGATCATCTGCAAACTTTCTACCTATCTTGTTACCATCTTCATCAAATACATCAACTAATTCATCTTGTCTAGCTGCAACACCTTTCTTAAAACTTTCTAATACTTTTTCTGCTAAACTTACTGGTTGTAATGAGCCTTGTCTGTACTGTAGGAATGTTTTAAGTTTATCAATGTCTTCTCCTATTTCTTTAAGATCTTGTTCTGTAAGTTTTATTTCTTTATCTACCTGACCATTTTTATAAGTAGTGTAGATTTTAGTTTTAACTGCATTCTCTAGTTTGTCTATGATTGCATTTAAATTACTTATAGGAATTGTTGCTTCTATCTTTAAATTCTTAGCAATTCTAGAAGTTAAAACAGGAGGTTCTTTCAAAGCTTTAGCTCTAGCTTCACCTTCTTCTCTAACTTTCTTATTGTATTCATTTAATAAAGATGCACCATCAGAACTTTCTAACCAGTTCTGTCTTAAATTAGAATATTTAATTACATCAGTATCTTGCAAGCTTGCTGGATCTATATCAATAGACTCTAAATAAGCATCAAATTTTTCATTAACTTGATTTTGCAAATCTTGAGGATAAGCATCATAACCTATTTGTGCAGTAAAATCTTCTTGAGTTACTCTGTCTATGCCTTTTTCTTTAAACTCTGTTTCTAAATCAGCTTCAAACTTATCATATCTAGTGTTTATAGCACCAATTCTTTCTTCATTAACTTTGAAAGATTTAGTATCACTAACACCAATTATCTCTAAAGGATTTTGTTTAAGAATATTATTTTGTTTTTCAATTTTTTGAGCAAGTAGTGTAGGAGATTTTTCAGTTAAAGCATATATGATATCAATTGTTCTATCAATAATACCAGGTTCAGAATCAGCATTAGGTCTTTTAAATTGACGGGATGCAATAGCATTAATAACAGCACCATCTGTTTCTTCTTCTATTAATTGTAGTTCTTCTGCTGATAATAATTCATCAGCAAGTTCTGTAATTTTATTTGAATCTACAGGATCATTACCAATTACTTCTAATAAAGTTTGAAGCTTAGTAATTTTTTCAGAAGCAAGTTTTTGATCCTCTTCTAATTGTTTATTTTTATTATAAGCTTCTTGATTTTGAGCATATGCATCTTGTAATCCAACTCCTGTTTCATCTTTAAATGCTTGTTCAAAATCTTCATTAGCTTTATTTAATTCAGTAGATCTTTGTTGTTTTAATTCAGATAATCTATCTTCATATTTTTGTTGCAAGGTTGCAGGATCACCAGCTGCTCTTTGTTCAGATAGTTGAGCTGCTATTTGAAATAAATAAGCATACTCTTCATATAAAACACTATCTTGATTTATAATCATTTCTTTAGTTGTGTCTATAAAATAAGATGGTAAATAATTTGGATTATTACACCATTCAGCAAACTCATCTAAATCAACAAATATACCTTTAGAAGCTAAAGTATTTAATACTTCATTTTTTTCTACATCAGAGATTTCTTTATTTACAATTTCTTTATAATATTCTTTTCTGTTATTATAAAGATCTTTCATCCAAGTGAAGTTTTTATTTAAATGATCATAAAAACCTTGAGGATCAGCCAACATGTTAACATATTTAGCCATTGCTGTGTTCTCATGTCTTAACAAATGAATGTCAAACAAAGAACCAAAAAGATCATCAATACCTCCATTATTGTCAAGCTCAGCTCTTAATTTTGCTTTTACTTGATCTACATCATCAAAAGATCCATCTTCTTTATTATTGATAGCTATAGCTTCAAGTACATCTTGAAAACTATCTAAATAATCTGTTACTCTTGAGTCACTAACATCACCATTTTCTTTAATGTTATTTAAAACTTCCATAAGATTTGCACCTGTAATATTTTCTTGGGCAGTATGAAATGTATTTAATGCATTAAGTAATGTTCTTTTTCTATTGATTTCTTCAGCCAGTCTAGGATCATTTGTAGAAGCTGCAGAATCAATTTCTTCCATAAGGTAATTGATCTGAGCACTTAATTTATTAGCGTCAGATAAAATACTAAAATTACTAAAAGCACTATTTGTTAATGATTTAATTTTATTAGCCGAACCATATAACTTTTGTAGTCTGTTTAGTCCATCATCAAAACTGTTCTGTAGGAACACAAAGCTGTTTATTGATTCCAAATATGCTTGGTTATATATTTGTGCTACTTGATATTCTGGTGAACCTTCTTTATAGTTATTTAAATCAACAAAGTCTTTGAACTTATCTCTTGCATAATTAAATCTTGCTTCAGTTACTTTTGCAGAATTAATTGCTTTATCAATATTTTGTAAAGCTTTCTCTCCTTGTCCTTGTTCTAATGACCATGCTTCTTCTAGTTCTTCAGGAGACAATGTTTTGTAATCACCAAGATTTTTAACAAACATATCAAAAGTTCCTGTTCTTAAAGCTGTAAGTACTGAACTTTGAAAAGCCTGGAATTCTAAATCTTTAGCATCTTTCTTAGTAACATTATCTGGATTATCTACAGTTTTAGCTACTAACATTTGTGTAGAGTAATTACTCATTCTAGGATCAAAGAAATACTTAGCATTTTGATGCATGTTATTCAAAGAATTAACAATGTTATCTGCTTGTGCTGATTTTTCTTTTACATACTGATCATATACACCTTTATCTTTGAACATTCTGCTGAAGTTCTTAGTACCAAACTTAAATAATTTACTTGGTCCTTCTAATAAACCCCCCATTAAGAAACCAGATGCAAATGTTTCTGCACCTTGTTCATTCATTTGTTTACCAAGTCCATCTAATAAAGCTCCAATACTATACATATATCCTGATGAAGCTTTGCTATAATAACCATCAACAAATTGTTTTTCTGTTGCTGAAGCTAAAACTTCCTGACCAATTTCCTGAGCACCTTCAACAAGATTTTTCTTAAAATAATTTAATGCTCCTGCACCAAGTTTTTTTGGATCTTTTAAAGCTTTAAGAGAATTTTTTAAAGATATTGCTTCTTTAGAATAATAAGATTTTGCAACATCATCTGCTGGATTAAATACTAGTTGAAATTCTTTTCCAACTTCTCCTACTACTTTTCCAAAATTAAATCTAGGTGCACCTTTTAAAAAACTAGCTCTTGTAATAGAAGGAAAAGCAATCTTGTTTGAATTAAATACTAATCCTGTATTCCATATTGTATTTTTAAACCCAGCTTTTTTAGCTTGCTTCATCATTTCTACTTGTTGTTCAGAAGATGGAGCTTGACCAAATTTAGCATAGTGGTCATTATACAATTTATCATAAACAGATTTCTGAGCAAAACCTCCTTCCAATCTACCTTCAGATAATGCTAAGTTTACACCCATTATATCATGCCAAAATGCACCAGCAGTTTTAGATACCTTAGCTAATCTAGTTATGTCATCAACTCCTTTTAAAGATTTGTATGCATCATATGTATTCTCTAATGGATTTAAAAATTTAGCGGTCCCTTTTACAGCTGATGTAAAAAAGTTCTTAGCAGCATTTATGTTTTTTAATTCATTAACAGCAGTACTAATTTTACCAATATTTTTAACTGATTGAAAAAGTGCACTAGGAATTTTTGCAAATGCCTCTAACCCTTTTATAGCACCACCTATAAGAGCACCAGGACCAGCACCAGCACCTCCACCACCTACAGCTCCAACAGTAGCACCAATCATCATACCCTCTGCAGCACCTTCTAATAAAATACCTGCGGAGTATGAAACAGAGTTTAGTAAGTTTGTAGTAAATCCACCTACACCACCTTTACTAGAGTAACCTATAGCATTGTAATACTCATAATCTTTTGCTTCTTGTCTACTTGCATCAAGATCACCCCCAAAACCACTTGCATATGAATTTAAAGGAGACATAAAACCAAGTCCTACCATAGGTAAGGCTGCATTTACAGCCCATCTTTTCATATCATCAAATGTATTTGTCTGTTGGTTATATACAGCTTCATTATCAATATGTGGATCAAAACCTATTTTGTTAAATGTCTCTTGACCATAAGCTTTATATCTTGCTCTAAAAGAAGGTCCTGATGGACTATTATCATAAGCATATACATTACCATATTCATTCTTATCTTGAAGTGCAGCATCACTTTGCGTAATAGAATTTGCAATACCATTCATGAAATCTCTAGAACTACTAGTATTCTTCATAGGTGTATTTGGAGATACACCTGATATAGCTTGTCTAGTATCAATTATTTTACTTGTATTAGATAATTTATTAATATCTAAATCATTCATGTTTGGAACATTTGTATTATTTGCCATTAGTCTACTATTTTATATCCAGTATTTTTAGGAGCTCTACCAAATTTATCTTGAAAAGCTTTTACAGCTTTTTCATTATTTGAATTGTGATATTTATTAAAATCATCTTTAAGTCTTGCATTTGCATTTGCAATCCCCACCATAATTTTTGACATTGCAACATCTATATTTTTACCATATCCTTGAGAAATACCAGATGGTTTTGATTCATAGTATTCACCATTTTCATCTACTGCTCTTAAAATTGTAGTATAGTTATAGTTGCCAGTAACATTATCTCTTTCTATAAGAACTTTGTGTCCATAAACAGGATCTATATACTGTATTTTTTTACCAGTATTTAATATTGCTTCTGTAGGAGTAGTTCTGTTAGATTGAAATAAACTATTTTTCCATTTACTTGTTGGTGCAATATAAGTAATACCATTTGCTTTAATATCTTTAATTGTTTGAGCATCATTTGTTTTATCAAAATATTTTTCAATAAGTTCATTAGGTATATTTTTAACTTTCATTGCTCCTAGATCAGAACTTTCAGCACCAATTTGAGATTGAATAAGTGTAAATATAGTTGGGTTACCTTTTTGACTTTTGTTTTTTGCCATTGCTGCTAAATCAACTAACATATTTTTTAAATTGTTATTTAAGTTAATATCAACTTCTGCTTCTGGGTCATATCTATTACCCTTTAATGAAACCATGTAGCTATTTTTATCAGCTTGATTAAAATTAATTTTTCTTACATCATTTAGAAATTGATTAAAGTAAATTAAGTTATCATCCTTTCTAGCTAAGTTTACTTCAACAGATGTAGGTGTAGCACCTTGTGATGTTTTACCACCTACGCCACTTTCTGTAGATGGTATATAAGATAATAAACCTATTTTATGATTAGGCTCATAAACTATATCTTCATATGTTTCATTCATATCCCCTAATAAATCAGCATTAGAAAAATTTTTAATTGCTTTACCCGCCTTATACATATTAGTTGGATTAGGTGAAACTGAAGCACCTATTATGTTAGGTATGTTTGCAATAAGCTGACCAGTTCTAGAAAAGAATCCTGGAGTTTTTACTTGTTTACCTGTTCTTTTTTCATAACTATCAAGTGTATTGTCAATCATGTCACTAAATTCATCATCTTCCCATGCTTTACCAGTAACATATTTTTTAAGATACTGATTAATAATAGTATATCTTAATGCCTTATCTTCAATACCTCTAGCTTCTAATTTTGTACTTAAAGAATTAGCAATTCTAGTTTCATTAGCTTTTTTAATTTGTAAATGTGATGTATAATATGTTTGCATTTGATCAAGTTTATAACTAGAAATTGCATAGTTTGTATTATATTCATTTCCCCATTTTGTTCCATTATGTTTTAATGCCCATTTATCCATTCTTTTTTTGTAATCAAAAATTTTAGCATTAACGGTAAGATCTCTAACAAGTTTTTGTCTACTTTCAGAACCACCATCATATTGATTTTTAATTTTATCCCATATTTTTTGACCTCCTGCACGATCTGTACAAAACAAATATGATAAGTCACTTGCAGAAACTTCTTTATTACCAATTCCTGTTTTAATAGTATTAATCCAAGTATCTATGTAACCAGTTGATAGATTATCAACATGTTCTAAAAATAGTTTTTTATTATATTTAATTGTATTTGTATAACGGTCTTCTGTATTACCAGTTTCTCCTTTTTCACCTTCCTCTAATCTTTGAGGAGAAGCTACTACATCAATCACATTTCCTGTTTCAGGATCTATTTCAGCAAAACCATTATCTAATTTCCATTTGTTAAGTTCATCATCAGAAGTAGCTTGTATTTTAGCTGCAGCTCTCATATCAGCTCTTCTATTATTTTCTCTATCTCTAGCCATTGCATTCTGATTCCTAACAGTCTCAAGACCTAGAGGACTTATCTCTTTCTTGTAGATCATATCATTTTTAGAATAAGCATCAGCTGCAG